CTCCCACACCGTCTCCGGTTGTCACGCCAGTGATCACGCCGGTAGTTACTCCCGTAGTTACGCCTACGCCCACCGCTACGGAACAAGTGACGGTCACGGCTACGCCCACGCCAGAGCCTACGGATATTGTGGTTACTCCGGTTGTTACTCCGGTCGTGACACCCGTGATCACGCCGGTTGTCACCCCCGTAGTTACGCCTACGCCCACCGCTACGGAACAAGTGACGGTCACGGCTACGCCCACGCCAGAGCCTACGGATACTGAGGTTATCCCCACACCGTCTCCGGTCGTCACGCCCGTGATCACGCCGGTCGTCACCCCCGTAGTTACGCCCACTGCCACCGAGCAGGTGACGGTCACGGCTACGCCCACGTCGGAGCCTACGGATACTGAGGTTACTACCACACCGTCTCCGGTCGTCACGCCCGTAATCACGCCGGTCGTTACTCCGGTCGTCACGCCCACTCAGACCGTGACGGTGACAAGCACAACGCTGCCTACGGATACCGTGACTCCTACGCCGGTCATCACTCCCGTCCCCACGCCGGTCGTCACCCCGACGCCTACCCCCACGGCTACTCAGACCGTGACGGTTACGACAACGGTTTTGCCAACCGATACGGTTACGCCTACTCCGGTCACGACGCCAACGCAAACCGTGACGGTCACGACGCCAACGCCCACGGGAACGCCAACTCAGACCGTTACTGTGACGGCTACAACGCTGCCGACGGACACGCCGACGCCTACCCCGACCCCGACCCCGACAGTGGAGCCTACGGTAGAGCCTACGGTGGAACCTACGGTGACGCCTACGGTAGTAACGAACACCCCAACTCAAACCGTAACAGTCACGGCAACAAAACTGCCGACGGATACGCCTACCCCGACACCCACGCCTACTCCTACGCCTACTCCTACTCCTACCCCGACGCCGACACCCACGCCCACGCCCACGCCCACGCCTACCAGGACGCCGACTCCGACCCCTGTACGTACGCCCTTGCCGCTCCTGCCCCCGCTGACTGGGCTGGGAGGGGGCATGGGTACCTCGCAGCGGACGCCGATCTATGCGGGCAAATACTCAGCCGTAGACCCTTTCCGCACGTTGGAAGAGATCTTGGCCGATAGAAAAGAAGATGCTTTTTCCCCCACTCCAACTAGAATGGCCCAAGGGGGCCATGTGGAAAATCTGACAACCCAGCCAGGGACCTTGCTGGACCTGCTGCGCCTGCTGAAATGAGGTGACTTATGTATGTAGTCGTTGGATATGATGCAGATGGCTACCCAATTTGGGAAGATGATGGCTCAGAAGCAGGGTCTGACACGGAGGGCGAAACCTCCGGCAATCTGATCTCGCTTGGCGGTCCCGAGGACATCATCGGGCAGTCCATTGGCAGTTTCACCATGGGGTCGGATGTCATCTATCGTCTGGCCGACGGTAGCGGCATGGGTATCAACACCGAAACCGGTGAGTATTACCCCATAAATGCTTCCCAAATGACCGTCATGTCGTCTGGCAGCGGTAGCCCCTCTGCGGACTTCATGTCCAACCTGCGCGGCGCGGGCGTATCGCTTGGTGCTGGTAGCGGGTTCAACCGTTTCCTTAACCAACTCAAGTCAACGTTCACCAAAGACGGCAACGTAGATTGGGCGGCTTTGGCTACTGCCGCCGCTGCGCTGTACAGCAAGTTTGGTGGAGGCTCCGATGTCAAGACGGGCGGCTACAACGTGCCCGTACCGAAGATGACGGCCACCCGAGAAGCGGTAGACATTCAGGATCCCAATCGTCGTCCGGGCCAAGGCGGACTGCGGTACTTCACTGATGTGCAGTACACCCCAAGGGGGGACGAAGCCGCGTTGACCGCCGCGAAAGACGCCTCTGCTGCGCAAGCCGCCGGGCTACGCGCGGCCTATACGCCCACTGCCGCTCCTCCGCCCACAAGCCCCTACGCCGGTATGTTCAAGATGCCGTGGGAAAAGACTTCCGCTCCCGCGCCCGCCCCAGCCCCTGCTGCCCAGGACGCATCGAACGTGGCGACTGTTCTCAAGCCTGAAGACCGTATGCCGGTAGACACGGATAAGAGCCTACCTGCCCAACCAAAACGAGGAGCCGCAACCATGGCTGATGGCGGTATTGCAATGTTGGCCCGTGGAGGTCGCTACCTTCAGGGCGCCACGGATGGCATGGCGGACAAGATTCCGAGTTCAATTGATGGCAAGCAACCTGCGGCCTTGAGCCACGGCGAGTTTGTTATTCCTGCGGACGTCGTGTCGCACCTGGGTAACGGCAACTCTGATGCCGGTGCCAAGAAGTTGTACGACATGATGGCGCGTGTGCGCAAAGCCCGCACGGGGACCAAGAAGCAAGGCAAGAAGATCAACCCGGACAAGTTCATGCCCGGCGGTCTTGCAGGCTACGCCGGAGGCGGCGTGGTGGCGTTTCAAGCCGGTGGTGCTGCTGGTACCGGCGGTACCAGCGGTGCTGCTTCGGGAGTTACCAGTTACGGCACTTCGTCAGCATCTACTCTGTCTCCGTGGGCCGGTGAGTACGTCACCAATCTATTAGGTGAGGCTGAAGCCCTGAGCAAGCAGCCGTACCAAGCCTATAAAGGCCCTCTGACGGCGGGCGCGTCCAACTTGCAGCAGCAAGCATTTGCGGGCGCCAGTGAAATGGCTAAGACCGGCTACACCCCCGGCACGTTCACGTCAGGCACGTTTGATACAAGCGCGGCGCAGAAGTACATGAATCCGTACCTGAGCGCGGCCTTAGACCCCACGTTGGCGGAGATGCGTAGGCAATCAGACATCGCTCGGTTGGCAGACGCTTCGCGGCTCACGCAAGCCGGTGCATTTGGCGGTAGCCGCCAAGCCATCATGGAAGCCGAGGGTCGGCGCAACCTGCTTGAAAAGCAGCGACAGGCCATTGGTGAAGGCTATGCGTCCGCATACGACAAGGCCATGGCACAGTTCAATGCCGAGCAAGGTCGCCAGATGGAAGCCCAGAAAGCCGGTGAAGCCTCGCGCCAGTTCAGTGCAGACTTTGGCGCTAAGTCGATTGCGGACCTTGCCAAGTTGGGCGCGGAGCAACGCGCCATCGAACAAGAAGGGCTGACGGCGGAGCGTAAAGCGTTCGAAGAAGAGCGCGCTTATCCGTTCTCCATGCTGGATTACCGGCGCAAGATGATTGAAGGACTGCCCATTGGGGCAACTACGACTACCCCCAACACCACAGGACTGGGAGAAATAACGTCGTTGATCGCGGATTTGCGTACGCTGTACTCAAGCCTTAGCAAACTTGGTCAGGCCCCCGGCCCCTAAGAGGTATTGATATGCCATCTCCCAATCTCGTTCAGATCCAACGCGACCTGCAAATGCTGCCCCCTGGGCCGCAGACGATGATGTACCTCAAACGCGCTAAGGACGGCATGGTGGCGTCTGTGCCTCCGTACTTGGCCGCTGCGGAACTTGCAGGGCGCGAAAAGATGGCGCAGCGTCAGGCTATGTCCGACGGTGCTGTACCGGGCGAGCAACCCACGGTCTCGCAGCAGTTGTCGCAGAAGGCTGACCTTTTGGCGCTTCAGGCCATGAAGAAGCAGGCCATGGAGCAGCAGTCTGCGAACCAAGCCAGGGAAGCCGTGATGCCCGCTCCCGAAGGCACCCCCGAGCCCGAAGAACAGCCCCGCCGCGAAGGCGGCATTGACCAGTTGCCGGTTGACTTTGGTCTGGCTGGCGGCGGTATTGTGGCGTTCCAAGAGGGCGGCGTGCCGATGACGACTGGGTACGCACCGGAGTATCAAGAGGCGCGGGCGCTTGGCATTGACTTGAGCCCTTACGATTCTCCCGAAGAGCGTAAGGCCAAACTGGAGCGCCTTGCTCGCATGCGAGAGTTCCGCAAGCAAGCCGGAACGGCGCAGATTCCTGGGCAAGCGGCTGATGTGCAGGCCTTGGCTGCACAGATGAACAAGCCCCCTGCGCCCCCGGCACCGCCGGTCAAGACTTCTACTATGACGCCCCAGCAAATTGAGGCTCAAGTAAAGAAGCCTCAAGTCGCTCCACCTGCACCCCCTGCCGAACCGCCCGCCGCCGCCGCTCCTGCGGCTCCGACCCCTACCGAACAGTTGCGCGCTGCACTGATGGGGCGCTTGGGCATGGGCGGTCCACAGGGAGAGGCAGTAGCCGCTATCCCCGGTGCGGAACCTACTGGTACCGGTGGGCTAACGCAGGCTGGGCAGGACGTGAAGGCTCTGGCTGCCATGATGGGACTCGGTACCCCCGCTGGTGCGGAAGAGCGCGAGATGATTGCGCAGATGCGTGCGCGACAGGCCCAGCGGGAAAAAGAGCGTCAGCAAATGGGGCTCGATGCAGTGCTGCGCGGCTTCAGCCGTGGGCGTGGCGGTGCCTCTGCGGCATACGAAGAGGCCGCAAACCGAGCGTACGCGGAAGACACCCAGCATCAACAGCAGATGTACAACCTCATCAATGCGATCAATACCGGTAACCGCAAGGAAGCCGAGAAAGCATTTGATAAGGCTATCAATTTGGGAGAGTCCCGCGAGAAAGAAGTCGGGGCGATGAGCCGTAGCCAGTTGCAAGCCCTGTCGCAGATGTATTCCTCTGAACTTCAGGCAGGCAGCAGCAAGTACAACACGGACGCGCATGTGCGCGTGGCCTTGGCGCAAGCCGAGCGCGCGGGCAGGAGTAACGACCTGCAAGAGCGCAAGTTGGCGGTGGACGGTTTGCAGTCTGCTGAGCGCGGAATTCAGTCTGAACTGACCAAACTGCAAGGTCTTATGGACCCTGCCAGCCGCAAGCGTCGGGGAGAATTGGAAAACGACCTGAAAGATCTCCGCACCCGGATTTCTGCGCTGGCGGGAGCAGACCAAAAGGCCCCGGTTGCGGCGCCTTCGGGCACGGCTACTACCGCCCCAACTCAAGGGCGTGCTCGTTTCCTCGGCTACGAAAAGTAAGTTGCTATGCCGATTGCTCGTTTCCAGATGCCAGACGGGCGCATCGCCCGTTTTGAAATTCCCGCAGGGCTAAGCCCCGAGCAGGCCGAGCAACTTATTCAGGCAGAAGTTTCTGCGATGCCTGCGGCGGCACCCAAAGCCGCACCGTTCTCCCTAAGAGATTTGGCTTTGTCGTTGGGCCAAGGCGCCGTTGGCGGCGTCAAGGCCCTGACCGATGTGTTCGGTGCAGGCAACGTAGCCTCCGAAGCCTTGGAGCGCGGGCAACGCGCACTAAGCGGAGTCATGACGCCCGAGCGTCAGGCAGAAGAGGCGCGTGCGCAGCAGCGCATGAAGGAAGCCGAAGGCAAAGGCGCAATGGCAGAAATCTCTGCTGCGCTAGAAGGAATCAAAGAAGCGCCCTTGCAAAGCGCGGCGCAAGCGGTGGGTTCGTTCCTGCCCTTTGTGGCTGCGGCTCCGCTGCGACTACTACCGGCTACGCAACGTGCGGTCAACACCGTGATCGGTACGGCGCAGGGCGTGGGCGCGGTCAAGGGTTCGATCTACGACTCGGTTAAAGCGCAACTGATGGCCGACGGCATGCCAGAGCAGCAAGCCGAACAGCAGGCCCAAGCCGCACAGGCGTATATCGGTAGAGAAGGACTTGGCAGAAACCTGGAACAGATCGGTCTGGGCGGCGCACTGGGCGCTGTGGCCGGTAGGTTCGGTGCAGAAAATTTGCTCAGCAAGGCCGGGGCCCAACAGGCTGCCCCCGGGATGCTGCGTCGCGCAGGTACAGCGGCATTGGCCGAAGCCCCCACGGAAGCCGCGCAGGGTGGTCAAGAGCGCTTGGCCGCCAACATTGCGTTGCAGCGTGAAGGGTTTAACGTCCCGACGTTCCAAGGCGTAGCCGGTCAGGCTGCGCAAGAAGCCGCCATGGGCGCCCTTGGCGGCGCTGCGGTTGGTGCTGTTCGCGGGCCCGAGGTCCAACCTCCCCCTGCTCCTCCCGCACCGCCCGCTCCCCCTGCTCCGGCCCCGGCGCCCGCTGCCCCCGCCGTAGATCTCACCAAGTCGTACGGAGAACTTTGGAAGCAGCGCGAAGAACTGCGGGCTGCGGAAAAGACGCCAGAGATCGAGGCGGCTATTGGCCAACTGTCGCAGCGGATCCGGGAACTGGACACCGAGGGCATCAATGCTGCACGGCAGCAAAAAGCCCAGGAGCAGGCTGACGCAGAGAAGGCAGCACGCAGCGCCTTTACGCAACCCGGTCAGCAGATGGAGATGCGGGAGTTCCTGCCCCCTGGCGGCGCCCAACTTGCAACCGAAGTCGAAACTGAACCCACACTGCGTGAGCAGCGCGCAGAGTACCGCCAAGATCGTCGGGAGTTGCGTGAGCAGGGACAGATGCGCCTGCCGTTCCGCTACACGGGCGAGGGAGAACCCACGTCTATTACGCCGCCCCCGGCGCCGCGCATCTACATGCCGGACATCGAAGCCGTCGGCGTGCCGTTCAAGACCGCAAAGGATTGGTTCAACCGTAACGTCGTCAACCGCACCAAGGAAGATGTCGCTGCTCTTGTGCAGCAGGATCCTTCTCTGGTAAAAGGTCAGGGGTCGCGGGCCAAGATTCTCCGAGCCTTGTTGGGCCCGGACGTACCCGCATTCAAGGAGGCCCCCCGTGGAGCGCCAACGTCAGCACCTGTTAGTGCAAAACCTCAGCCCGGAGGAGATCAGCGAGGCATGGGCGTACCTAGCGCGCCTCCCGTCGCCGGACCTACCGCAGCCGCTGCTCCCGCCGCACCTAAAAGACCTGTCGCCCCTAGATTGGCACCTGTTGCACCACCTGCTCCAGCAGGAGTTGCAGGAGAGGGACAGCAGCCCCTTGCACTGACTCCGGCTCCGGCCCCCGTTGCGCCTGTAGAAGATACCCGCACGGCGGCTGAGGTTCAGACTGCGATCGACTCGCTGCGCAACAAGCAGCGCGGACTGCTGCTCAAGAGCGGCAAGGTGCCGATGCCCAACTCCAAGGCGCGTAGTTCCTACGATGCTTTGGAAACCCAGGTGCAGGAACTGATTCCCGTCTACGACCGCAAGGCCGAGGAAGAGCGCCAGCGTGACGCCGCCGAGATGCAGCGTCGCTTGGACGAGCAGCAGAAGAAGACTGCGGAAGGCAAGCGTAAGGCGCCCCCTGCGGCTGCCCCGGCTCCGACCAAGCCCACGCCGCCCATCTCCGAAGAGATGCGCGAGCCCATCGGCACGTCCACGTTTGGCATGGAGGAGGGTCAGGTCGAGATCAGTCGTGGCCCGCAGGCTGAGTTGTTCCCGTCAAGCAAGGCTGAGACGCGCAAGCGTGCCGAGGCCGCTGATGAGCGTGAGCGTGCCGCTGCCGCTGCCGAAGAGGCCCCCACCGAAACCCCCGCCGTTGATGAGCGGCAGATGGCGTTTGATCTTCAGCCCCGTGAAGAGGCTGCTGCCCCTGCTGCCCCTGCTGCCCCTGCTGCTCCGGCACTTCCCGGACAGTTCATCACCTCGGAAGATCAAACCCCCGACTGGGGCAAGAACCTCAACCGAGACTTTGTGACCGCACACGACGAGCCCTATGGCGTGGAGTTGGTGTACGTCAACGGCGACTACGGGCTTGCACGGGCGCTTCCGCTCAATGCTTTCCGACGCGTTTCCAGTCGGCGCCCCATATACAAAATTGTTTACTACAAAAAAGATAGAGCCACACGGTTGCGCGGCCCTGCCGTCGATTTGGATAGCGGAGCCAACACTGGACTGACCGAAGCGCAACTCGAAGAGTTGAACAAGGCCGCTAACGTGCTCAAGCGCCGAGACTCTGCGCTGTCCACTGCAAACCCTGATGGTCCGTTCAAAAACGACACCGTGGTCGGCACGGATCGGGTCGAGCAAGCCTACGTCGATTACGTCCGCGACCTGATGAAGTCCCTGGGGCTAGGGAATATCCGCGTTCTGATTACTCGGGCTGGGGATCTTGAGTACGCCCGGGACAAGTACAAACTGTATGGCGAGTATTACTCTGCCATGCGCAACTCTCGGTCGGATGCCAAAACCAACGGCTCTATCGTGCCATTTGGCCCGGACGGCAAAGCGTTCGCCATCTACCTCAAAGATGGCCTGAGCGAAGCCCGCACCATAGAAACGCTTTCTCACGAGATCGGGCACTTGATCGAAACGGTGGCGTTGCAAGACGCTCCCAAGGAAGTACAGGACGCGATTAAGAAAGAGTTCACGGAATGGCTGGACGCCAACAAGGGCAAAAAAGCCTTCGAGTTTTTGCACGCGCTGCGCAACCGAAACGCTTCTGAACTAACTGAACAGAACTGGCGTGCTCAAGGTATGGCTGAGGGGGAAGCCGCTACTGCTGTGCTTGACCCTAATTACTGGATGTCGTTCTCGGAATGGTTTGCCGACAACGTGTCTCGTTGGGCCACCACGGCAGACAAGCCCCTGACCATTACTGAGAAGTTCTTCTCGATGGTCGCGCAGAAGATGCGTGACTTGCTGCGCATCGTCACGGGTAAGCAGTACCTCCCGGCCAAGACCGTCAAAGATTTCCTGGAGGCGATGGGTCCCAACTCGGCGCAAACGTGGATGGCTTCCGGTCCCTCCAAACCAGAGACGGACAAAACCCAGTTCTCCTTGTCATACGGCGCTCAGCAGATCGTCGACGCTATGGGTCCGATCGAGCCCGAGCGCCTGCCTTGGTACAAGGCCATGCTCAAGGGGGTCATGACACAGCCGGGGGACCCAAGCCTCGGCACCAAATTCCGCGTCATGATGGCGGACTCGGCTGCTGCTGTAGAGCAGCGCATTCAGTCAAAGTTCAACGGCGCCGTGCGGGACGCGTTGGGCAATCTCAACCCCATGGGCGTGCTGCGCCAAGCCCAGGACTACGCAAAACTGCTGCCGGAATACTTCCAGAAAGGCTCAATCGAGAAAGATCCGACAACCGGGCTGTGGAAGGTAGTTGAGAAGAAGGGCGTGCCTCCCCCCGTCGAAGTGTTTGCCGCCTTGGAGAAGTGGTCCAAGAAGAACGGCTATTCGATGGAAGGCGGTACCCGTGCGGCAAGCCGCATCCTCGAAGCCATGCGCTTGAAGGAGTTGCTGAAGTCCAACCAGACGAAGGGCACCGAGTTCGTTATCCACATGCCGGAGGCCGACATCGACGCCCTGGCAAAAGAGTACAACGCCGACCCCGACCTGCAAGAGATCAGCACGCTGATGGACAAGGCCCGTATCGCCATGGTGGACAACATGGTGGCCGTGGGGCGGCTGTCTAAGGCCGAGGGCGAGGCGTGGAAGGCAGTTGCCCACTACGTGCCGTTTGATCGCATATCGGACGAAATTTCCTCGTTTGATCGCATCAAGAAACTGTCCGGTAAGGGCGTGGCGCAGTTGGGCAAACTGCCAGAACTGGTTGGTTCCATGGAGCGCCCAGTGGGCAACGTGTTTACCAACTACATGAACACGCTCGGGTGGATGCTGCGGCAGACCACCAATGCCGACGCCACGCGCACCACGCTCAAAGCCTTGGAGAGCATGCAACTTGCCAAGCCGCTTGGACCTGCGCCCCAGGGCAAAGAGAACACCGTCGGCGCGTATGTGGATGGAGAACTTCGGTACTGGCAGGTGCCGAGTCGGTACGATGTCTTGGCGTTCAAGGACCTGACGCTGCCCAAGACCGGGCTGATGAAGTTCCTCGGAGCGTTCTCCGACGTACTGCGCACCACCGTCACCTCTTTGCCGCCTTTCGCGCTCAAGCAGGTGGCGGACGACGTGCAACGCGCCATCTTCACGTCAGGCGTTCGCAACCCGGGTCCCATGATCCGCATGGCTTTGACGAACTTTCCGAAGATTGCCATGGCCGAGATCCGTGGCATCAAGCACCCCATCGTGCGGGAACTGGGCGACCTGGGCCTGACTGGTGAGTACGACTTCCAACAGGGGCGCCCTGCTGAGTCGCTGCTCAAAGAAGCGGGCTACATGAAGCGCGGTCGGTTCGAGACTTTGTTAAACCGTCTGGATGGCATCACGCGGGCATCCGACATCGCGGTGCGCAAGGCCATCTACGATCAGACCAAGCGCGAGACGAACGACGAGTTGTTGGCCCAGGTGCGGGCCCGTGAGTTCATCAACTTCCGTCGGCGCGGAGCAAGTAACTTCGCCGCTGCGCTCACGTCCACCATCCCGTTCTTCAACGCCTACATCCAGGGTACCGACGTGCTGTACCGTGCGGCCACCGGCCAAGCGGCAGCATCAGGGCTTGAGAGAACTGCCGCCCGTCGGCTGTTCTGGAGTCGCGCGGCCATGCTCACTGCGTTCGCTACGCTGTATGCCCTCGGCAAGTCCGACGACGAGGACTACAAGGACATGGACCTGCGCACCCGGGACGGCAACTGGATCCTGGGCGACGGCCTGAAGATCGGGGTGCCGACCGAACTGGGCGCCATCTTCAAGGTGATCCCGGAGCGCATGGTCGAATACTACAAGCGCAAGGGCACGCCGGAGGAGCAGGAAGCCATGGAGGCTGTCCGCACCGCTGTGGCTTACATCGCGGAGCAATACTTCGGACGCGCCATGCCGATCCCGCAGGCTGCCAAGCCGCTGCTTGAGGCATGGACCAACTTCTCGTTCCTGACCATGCGCCCCCTGGAAGGCATCTTCCAGAAGGGCCAACTGCCCAGTGAGCGCCGCACGGCCACAACCAGTGAACTGGCAATCGCCATGGCGGGATTCAGCCGGGACATGGTTGGCGTTCAAGTCTCTCCGATCGTGATCGACAACGTGCTGCGCGGGTACTTCGGCTCTACGGCGGCCATGGTCACCATGGCAACGGACAGCCTGCTGAACCCGACGCGCGTCGATCGCCCCCTGCACAAGTACGCGTTGCTGTCGAACTACCTGTACGACCCGGTTGGCACCCGTCAACTCTCGGAGTTCTACGAAGAGCGCGAGAAGGTTGGGCAGATTAACGCTACGCTCAACGAGTTGGCAAAGACGGATCCCGTCCGCGCCGAAGCGTTCGCCGTGGAGAACGAAGACCGCCTCATGCTAGAACGGTCGATCAACGCTACGCTAAACCAGTTGAAAGACACCCGCGCGTACCGCAAGTATCTCAACAGCCCGATCGGGGCCGAAGAGATGTCCAAGGACGAGCGGGAGCGCGAACTGGAAGAGATCCGCAAGTTGGAAGCCGAACTCACCGGGTGGCTGCGAGAGGCCAAGACGGAGATCCGCAAAGCGGGTCGGATGGCGGTCTAGTTCATGCGCCAGACGCGCACCCCGTAGCGACCATACTCGCGCCGGGTGCGCAGTTCGACTATGTAGCCATGGTGCCGCACTGCGTCGCGTATGGCCCGCTTGACCTGTGCAATCGTGCCCGTGGTGGGCAGGAAAAACGACGCGCCAAGCGTCAGTTTCTCCCAGTAGACGTAGTATTCAACGTCCTGCACCACCACTAAGCGGAAGTCATGCGGCTTGCCCGGCGGCTTGGCTTTGGTCCTGGGCATCGTCTTCGTTGGAAGTGAACGAGGTCTCGTCGATACCGAGCGCGGTGCCGTCAATGACGTAGCACCGCACGCACAACCCCGACAGTCCGCCTACGGCCCCTGCACCGATCCGCTTGGCAACAGCCGTGCCGTTGTGCTTAATCACGTTGATGGCTGTCAGGGCCCGGATGCTCTCCCGCACGTCCACCTGCTTCTTGGTGAAGTGTGCGCGGAAGTCCGCCACCGTTATGAACAACTCCTTGGTATCAGGCTCGTAGCGCATGCGCAGCACGTTGCGTGGGGACACGATCGGCGCCGTTGGCATGGCACCCTTGACGGGGCTGTTGATGACGAGCGCGTTAGACACGTTCTCGTTGATGAACGATGACAGGGTTTCCTGTGCCACCACAGTCGGGCCGCCCACGCTGCTGATCTGAAGCGCCTTGTTTTGCCGCACCAGTTCCAGGGCGTAGTTGTAGATGCGGTTGATCTCGATGTCGAACAGACCCAGTTTGCGGGCGATGAGCGCGGCAACGAATGCACAGGCCAGGACGCAGGAATAGAAACGGTCGTTCTGCTCCAACGACAAAGCCGCGTCGATTTTGGACTGCATGTCCTTGAGCGCCGCAAGAACGAGTTGCTGATTGGATACCACGTACTTGATGAACACGGGGCCTGCCACCCCATAGTTCTCTGTCAGTTGCCCGAACAGCCGATCCACATCGGCCTTGGCTACATTGCGCAGACGCGGCACTTCGATTTCCAACGTCCGCTTGAGTTCGCCGTCGGCGGTGCTTTTGAGTTGCGCCAACTTGTCAATCATCGACCCGTTAGAAGACGTGATAGTGATGGCATTCCACGTGGTGTTGTTGGTACGCAGTCGGTTGGTCTGCGACTCCATGCGGTGCCGATCCCGGCCCGTGGTAAAGCCGTAGGCCATAGACGACAACTCTTTGTCCTCCGCATTCGTGATCTCGTCCACGGTGTAGGCAATGCTGTTAAGCAAGCCGATGCGGTGCATCTTGGCAGCGTAGGTGTCGTCCTTGGTCATGAGCAGTTCGGACGGATGTCCGAAGATGGAGTTCACCATCATCTGCACCGTGGTCTTGCCCGACCCAGACTCGTTGGACTTCAAATGGATCAGGGCGCCCTTGACCGCCTCCCCGCCGATGAACTTCAGCAGCGGTGAGCCAAACCCAAAGAAGAAGGCCAGAGCGTGCGGCTCAAGCCCGGGCGTGTTGTAGAAGTTAGCCATTTCCTTCCACGCATCGAGGGAGCCGCGCGGCACGAAGGCCGGGGCCAACTGCCGAATGCCACTGGCAGGGGGCGCCAGTTTGGTGCCGTCAGGGGTGTACTCCAGTTCCCCCACCACGAACCCTTGCATGTCTGGGGTCCAGCCCATCTGACTGCGGGTCTTGGATGCTGCGTACTGCGATTGCAGTTTGCGAATGCTTGACGCGAAGTAGGCCATGAGAACGTCCAGTTGTTTGCCGTAAGCGATTGCTCCGTTTTTGTTCAGAAGGTCGCGCAGTGAATCTTTGGCGAACAGGTCTGTAACCCGAGCGTGGAACCTGCGCACTCCGTCTTTGCGCATGTGCAGGTTGATCCCCACCAGTTCGCCGTCGCCATCTCCGTGTATGTCGGAATCGAAGAACCTACCCGTGATGTAGAGATCGCTTGGGTAGACTTCAATGTCGATGGTCTCTTGGTCAACTACCGTGCGCTTGAACACGCCGCCGTTGGCGCCCCGGAAGTACGGGAAAGGATAGGCCGGAATTTCTACGGTGACCTTGGCGTCTGGATCCTCGTCGCCCCCGGTCGAAACCTCCACCACGTAGGCATCGTTGACCGGCGTAGATTCCTGCACGATCTTGCCCAACACAATGGGGCTAGAGATCTGCTGCTTGCACCCCTTGCACTGTGCGGGGTTGTTGGTGCGATACCAGTCGCAGGTGTAGGGGCCCTTGGTTTCGGACGCCTTCTTCTCGGTGGCCGACGGGCTATAGCCGGGGTGGGCCTTGGATACCTTGTGAATGGCTTCGCCGCCATCCACGCATCGCACCGCGATCGACAGGACGCCCCGCCACAGCGGTTCTTCCAGGGTGGCTGCGTTCTGCACGGCGTGCGCCATCTGCGCACACCCGTTGCCCTTAACACTTAACCGTACGATCTTTGCAAACTCACTGGGCGGGTGGTCTTCCGCTGCGAGGTCTTTGGTCACATCGTCCGTGCCAAACTGCTTGGCGGCAAAGATCGAACTGGCGGCCACCACCGTACCCGTGGGCAGCGCCTTGAGGATGTCGTCGAGGGCCACAGGCTGCCCCTGGTAGACCATCAGTACCGGGCGCGGGAATGCCTCTTTGAAATTCTGGGTGCCGGGAACACGCAGGATGCGGGCAGCATCCGCAGTCACCGCAGGGTCGGCACCGAGGTTGTGCTGCTTGCACAGCGACTTGAGTCGTTTGGCGTGCTCTACCCAGTCCTGGGCGGGCACATCTTCAGTCAGCGGCCAGTAGACATGCAGGCCACCGCCGGAGTTCACAATCGTGGGCAGCGGCAAGCCCGTGGTGTTGATGAACTGCCGCAGGTCTTTGGCGGCGTCCGATTGTGTGGCGTAGGCTTTTGTTGGACCTACGTCGAGGTCAAGGAAAAAGCACCGCAGGTAGACAGCATTTGCGGCTGTGCGTCCCAGTGCGGGGTCGTCGAAACTGGCTAGTGCGAAGTAGGCATCTGCGCCTTTGCTGCCTGCGGCTTGAGCCGCTGCATCGACATCAGCAATAGTTCCATGGAATGACGGCTTTACCTTTCCCCCCTTGATCGCCACAGCGCAGTACATGCCCTGCGTAGGCAATACGGAGTCGAGGAAGGAATGCACGATACCTCTCGGGTAGAACGATCAGGCGCGGTTCCAACGCGCCAGGATCTGCTTGATTTTTTCTTGGTGTCGCGCCCGTGGTTCGGCTCTGCCAGTGAACCACGCGTACACGGTCGCCCGTGTGACCCCGATCCTTTCCGCCACGGCTGATACGGGAATCTCCCGTACCAAGCACTCATTGGCGAATTGGAACATCAGGTCAGACAGGCGACCGTGCGTGATCGCGGAAACAAAGGAGGTGCTATACCCCCTTAGTCCTTTAGACGGCATCGTCGTCGGTGCCCCACTCGCTCAGGATAGACGACACGTCCTTGGGCGCGGCAGCGGGCTCGGCTTTCTTGGTCGTGCGCTTGACGGGCTCGGCCACCTTAGCCTCCTGCGTAGCAGCGGGCTCCTTGAACGCGGCGGGCAGTGCGGGTGCACTGCTACCCGTGTCGGCCTTGGAAGGCACCATCTTGAAGTCGATGGCCTGACGTGCGTCGTCGGTCTGGCTCTGGGCCTTGGCCGCATCCCACTCTTCGCGGGTCAGCGGACGCACAGCGCGGAACTTCAGCACGGGGACAGCCTCGGACGTGTCGAAGCGGGCCTCGGTCACGATGCCGGTAATGGGAATACCGTGACCGGCCAGGAACTTGCCGAACGCTTGCAGGGGCATCTTGTCGCCGTCGGGCTTGCCGAAATACGACTTGGCCGGGATCGACATGCGGTAGATGTTGCCGGTGATGTCATTCTCCAGAGCCACGGCCAGACGCTTGCTATAACGGCATGCGCGGGACTTGCCTTCGCCGGAGCCCTCGATGTTCTGGGGGCAGGTGGCGCACGACGACGCCTGGGGGTTGGGCACCTCGGGGTTGGGCTTCTCGCCTTCGGCGGACCAGCAGGAGGGCTTGACGTCCTTGCCTTCCTCGTACTTCTCTGCATAGAAGGTACGCGTGATCCCCTTGCCCGCTGCGATCACCACAAGGTTCATGGAGCGATCTTCGTTCTTGGCAACCTCTTCGCCACCAACGATCATGCGCCACACACCCCCACGGATGGAGATCTGCTTGCCACCGGAACTACCGGCGATGTCCTTGGTGGTGGAGTCTGCGGCTTCGCGCAGGTAATCGGGAACGACGGAACCAGACTTGAAGAGAGTGATGTTACTCATGTGATTTCCTTGAGTGAAGTTACTTGGCGCGGCGCACGGTGACGGAGTACCGTGAGTCCACGTTCATGCCTTGCGGCATCTTGTCAGGGTTCTCTTGGAGGAACTCCTTGAAGTTGCCCTGATGCACGCGGCGCTCCAGCAGTTCGGGAGCGTCGTGATCTTTGATGAACTGGTACATGCTATCCCAGTCCGAGGTCCAGTAGCGGGTCTTGACCGTACGGGTAAACGAGCCATACTGGGTCTTGCCGCCGTCCTGGCCGGTGTTCTTGCAGATCTCCAATAGAGATTCCTCAACGGCAGCGAGTTGCTCATCGAGTGCGGCTATCTCTTCTTCGTGCTGCTTGGTTTTGATTTCCTTGGCGTCGCGGATCTTGATGTAGACCTGCACAAGTTTGTTGGCGTCCATGATGATTCCTGTTGACTAGCGTTGATGTGATTGAAGTATACAGTGTTTAGTTTGGTCGTCAAGGGGTCATGTGATCTCCTGTTTGTAGAGATCGACGAGGCTCAGGTGCATGTCGATCTTGTTCTGAAGCATGTGGAACACCCTGCGCTCCACGGGACTGCCCTGTAGATGCGTGACCGTGACCTTGTTAATTTGCCCGGCGCGGTGTGCACGGGCATTGGCCTGCATGTAGATTTCTGTGGAGGGCACCGGGCCCCACCACACCACTTGGTCAGCGCGTGTCAGCGTGATACCGTGAGCGGTGGCCTGCGGCACGAGCAGCAGGATGCGCGGGTCGTCCTCTGACTGGAACTGCTTGATGATCTCCGCTCGACGGGTGGGCGACACGTCGCCATGGATTGCCTCCACGGTGTAGCCTGCCTTGAGCAGATCTTCGTGCAGGACCTCCAACGAGTGCCGGAAGGGCACGAACACGAGCACCTTGTTGTCGGTGCTCTCGATGACGCTGACCAGTTCGTTGAAGCGGTTGCTCATGTCGAACGACACCACGTCCCTATCGTCCGTATAGGCCGCACCCTGGGAGATCTGCAACAACTTGTTGAGCATGCCCGCTGCGTTGCTCGCCGTGATCTCGGCGCCTGCGGCCACCGTAATCATCTCCTTGCGGATCGCGTCGTAATACTTCTGCTGCTGCGTCGTCAGCGGCACGTCGCGTGTGGTGTAGAGCATGTCCGGCAGATCCAAGCATTCGTCCTTGGTGAACCGGATGGCCGGTTGCAGGGCAGCATGCACGATGTCTCGTGCGGCAGGGCGCGGCATCCACTTGTACTGGGTGACCTTAATCATCACCTTGTCGCGGAACGCACCGAAGAAGCGCGGCACCCCGTCGGGGTTGACCAACTTGGCAAGCCCGTAGGCATCGAGCGGAGACTGCGATGCGGGCGTACCCGTCATGAGCCACAGCCGGGTGTTGGCCTTGACCAAAGATGCGATGGCCTTCCAACGCTCCGTGGTTACTGACTTGATGGCATTGGCCTCGTCCACGATGATGAGGTCGAACCCGCCGTTGCGCAACTCGTCTGCCACCACCTTCACGCCATCGAAGTTGATGATGACGAACTCGAAGTTGCCTGCGATCACCTTGCGTCGTTGTTCCTTGGAACCCATGGCGATAGCCACCGTGCGGTGCATCACGGTCTTGAACAGATCCGATCGCCACGCGGTCTCCATGATGGACACCGGGCACACCACGAGCACGCGAGTCACGCGGCCCTGTTGCATCAGGTAGTCGGCAGCCCAGGCTGCGGCGCTTGTCTTGCCCGTACCTGCCTCGTTGAACACGAAGCACCGGGGGTGCAGGGTCAGGAACTCAGCAGTTGTTTTCTGGTGGACGAACGGGGCAAAGATGCCCGGCCATTTGTAGCGCCCAACGATGGGAGAGGGCACGTTCTTGACGCCCAGGTTGCGCAGGAGTTGCACCTCCTCGAACCCCCAGTTGACGAGTATCTGCGGCTCGTCGCTGTCGTCTAGCACCTTGCTCTTGGGGATGAGCGCGGTGATCTGATCCGCTGCGCGAGTGCGGAAGAGTAACGCGCGGTCTTGCACGATTTCCATGATTTTCTGATGACTAGAGGTGACAAAGAGGCCCGGTAGCGAACTACCGGGCCAAAGGTCTTACGACCAAGGAGAAACCGCCCTGTGCCTTTCAGGGCGGATAAATACTACCTCAGCGCGATCGCTCGCGCTTGGAAATTTCTGACTTCAGTTTATTGGTAGAAGTCCTAGCAAAACTGCGATTGCTGCTTCGCCCTTCTGCCTTTAGATTACTGATATTGACCGGCGCACCGCCCTTGGACAAGGCCCTCTTGTGCGCCACGTCCGTGGTGGATGGCAGGTCGCCATTTGCCTTTTCGTACGCCCGCCTAGCCTTGTTGCGGTTGGACCGCGCGGCGATCTGCTCGGGGGTGCCCTGGTACTTGCGGTACTCGGCGGCGTAATCGCGTTTTTTCGTAGCCATGGCTATCTCCTTAGCCCGGATGGTTTGCACAATCCTTGACCGGGCAGAACTTGCACAGCGCACTGGGGCGCGGATTCCACACGTTCACTTCGACGGCCTTCTCCACTGCCCCGATGCGTCCGGCCCACTTGGACCAGATCTCCGGCAACTGGGCGCGGGTGAACTCGGCCTTGATGACATCTTTGGCAACAACGAACAACAGTGCGGCCTTGACTGTCTGCACCTCGGAATGATGCGCCATGACCATGGCCGCCATCAACTCCAACTGCGCCATGTCGGCGTACCTGCTGCTCTTGCCTGTTTTGTAATCAGCGACACGGGCCACGCCTTTGGCCCGATTGACAGCCAGATAGTCTGGGATGCCCCGGATCCAAACATCTGGATCGAAGAAGGTGCAGGGGCTAAAGTCGCGTCGGACCCCCAATTTTTCTTCGCACCGGATGTCTCCGGCCAGGGTTGCAAGGGGCTCTACGAACGGTTGGAACTGGCCGAACTGCTCAGGCAGTGGCGTCTTGTCCCGCACGTACTCTTCGAACGCCTTGTGCACCGCCGTGCCGTACAGCGTGGCCTCGGTGTCTTGGTTCTTGAAACGCTTGACGATACGGACTGCGTGGTACCGCTTGGGGCAGCCTTCGAAGTCCTTGACTGACGAGTAGGAATGAGCCATACGACGCGCGTGAACTGGAGTTATTTGAAGCCCCAGTGTAGCAATCAGAGGCAGCGCAAGGAAGCCCCGCCGTCTAACGGTTAGATCAGCAGTCGCCATAGGTCGTCCCCACCCCAGACTCGCATGCCAGGGGCAGCGTCTGGGCCCAGTCCGGGCGCCAGGACATGCACTCTTCGACGTACCGCTGAGCCTCGGCCTTCTCCTCCACGGGCGCGATACAGGCCACGGCATCGTGAACTGTCAAGACCGCCTTGTAACGCTTGGCGATGCGCAGCATCTGCTCCCCGACCACGCACCGGGCGATAGCCTGGGTGAAGTTCTCCACAACGAGTCCGCCATAAACCTTGGTGGCGATGCCCCGGGACACGTAGACCGTCTGGGGTTTGCCGTCCCCGAAAACCGTGGTCAAGCCGGGATACTGGATCCACAGCCCGGACGGCAGGGTGATTCCCCACTCGGAGCCGCTGAGCCCCTTGGGGATGCGCGCCGTGCGGCACAGGCCCTGCACGTCGATCTCGTACTCCTGCTCACTCTGGAGGTAGGACAGCGCCATCTGCGCTTTCTGCCACAACTCCGGGATTCGGTAGTACGTGGTGCGATAGGTGTCCACAATGTTCCGCGCCTGAAGTTCGGTGACATCAACCCCCGCCTGCATCTTCAAGAACGTCCGCAGTTTGACGTGCCCGACTCCGTAGCCTGCGCCCAGGATCACGACCTTGCCCACCTGCCGTTCGGACTTGGTGATCTGGTCTTCGTGCTTGCCGTAGATGCGGCTTGCCATGATTCTGTACACATCCCGCTTGTTCTCGAAGGCGGTGACCAGATCTTCCTGTCCGGCCAACCACGCCAGGGTCCGCGCTTCGATCTGTGAGGAGTCCGCGTCGATGATGACGTGTCCGGGCGGCGCCTGGATGGCCCGCTTTATCTTGCCTGCGTTCTCCCCGCGTGATGGCAGGTTCTGGAGGTTGATCTTGTCCTGGCCCGACCACCGGCCCGAGTGCGCCCCGTAGTAGCGCAGGGGCACCGGGAACTTGCCCCGGAACGACATGTCGATGAACCGCTCCGTGCGGGTCTCTTCAAGCGTAGTCTTGTTGCCCAGGCGGGCGGCCACCAGGGCCTGCACCTGCTCGTTCGGATGATCTTGCAGAGCGATCATGCCCGGGTCAGTCTTGGCAAAAGCGTAGGTCGTGCGGCCCGTGGTCGGGCTTACCTTCAGCGGCGGGATCACGCCCAACAACTCAAGCGCGGCGGCGAACTTGTCGTTGGACATCAGGAGTTTCTTCAGCCCCTCGGTGCCTTCGGTGAAGATGGTCTGCACGAAGTCGGCGTTGCCCTGCTCGATCATCTTGTCGCGCAAGGTTGCCAAAAGGTTGGCTTTGCGGTCCTTGACTTCTTGCAAATGTGTGATAAGCAGATCGCGGTCCAACTCCAACACCGGCTCGATGAACATGCGCAGGGTCAGGTCGATCAGTTTGAGTTCGCGCGTCGGGAACCCACGCTTGAGGTAGATGTGGAAGAGTTTGTGCGTGAGGTCTACGTCGTTGCGGCAGTAAGCGGCGTACCCGGCGATCGCGTAGGCGGAGAAGTCCTTGCGCCGCATGCCCATGGCATGCACCACCTCGTCGCCCTTGGCCCCGATGGCTTCGCGCTCAGCCTGTGCGGCCAGACCGTGAGACTTCTCATGCGGGAACAGTGCGCGTGACATACCCAGGGTGTCAGCCCACGCCTTTGGATTGACTCCGTAGCGCCAGTTCAGGATGGCGCCGTCGAACATCGTGTTCTGTGCAAGCACCATGGCATTGCTCCAGTCGATCGCCTTGAGCGTGGCCTCCACCTCGGGTTGGTCCACCCACACCGTCGGTTCATTGTCGTGCTTGATGCCCACACCGATCACCTCGAACTCGGGGCGTCGGATGTACTCCTCCGTGGTCATCTTGGACAGCGAATATTCGCGGTCGTAGTAGGTCTCGAAGTCAATCGTTATTAGTTTCATCAGTCAGTTCCTGCGCGCGCCGACGGTATCGGTCACGGCCAGTTCGTTCGTATTGGTCGCGTTGTCGGAATCGCTTCTGCGTGATTTGCAGTTCTTCACTCGTCGGCTCCTTCAAGTGGCGAAGCAAAAAGGTGGTAATTGGATGTGGGGGAACGGTTTTCTTGGATGACATCAAGGCACTCCGTTAGGTACTCAATGTTCTTCTCGTTGATGACGAGGGCCACGCCCCCGGCATCGTCGATGTCGCGCAGGTGTTTGATCTGTAGCGCCGTGGGCTTGCCCCGTCCGGCCTTGCACTCGATGCCGATGAACCTGCCGCAGTAGCAAACCAGAATGTCAGGCGTGCCGTTGTTGGCATACGCCCCACCGATGTAGTTGACTGCGTACGCACCGCGCTCTTTGAGCATGGCGTGCACCTTCTTCTTGACCTTGGACTCTGGCGTTGCTACCACGGGGCTTCCTCGTACTGCTGTGCAGTTTCCTTGATCTGCTTGACGTTGCGCTTACACCATCGCTCCAGATCTGCCGGGTTGACGATCGTGAATGGCCACGTCGGGTATGGATCAGTAGGCTTGAGCCGCACCCCTTGCGGGGGCGGGTCCTGGGGCTTGGCACGTTTGGTCATGGCTTGAACATGCTGTTCATGGTTTCTTGGTAATCGAACACGCTGTCGAAGCAGTCCATCACCCTGACCTGTGCGGAACTGACGCCGCGCAAGCGGTCGTTGTACGTAAACACTTCCTTGGGAATCGCCGCATGGCCCAGTGCGAAGTCGCGCCCCAGTTGCGTGGGACGCCACAGCCCCGAGTGCTTGGACTTGCTGCCCTTGACGGGTGCGTTGCGCTCGATCAGCCCCCAGAACTTCAGCGTGGACATGGAGTTGGTGCGCACCAACCACCGAGGCGCCGTGTTCGGCACGTCGATCCATCCGTTGCTGAGCGGGGTCTGGCACAGCCAGAGCAGGGCCCGCACTCGGGCGCGGGTCACGGCATGCTTGTACGTCTTGCCCCACCGTGCACACACAAGGCAGTGCCCTCCCTTGCGGTCTATCGTCTCATGCCATGCGGTTTGCAGTTGACTCAGGGTCGGTTCCATTGTGTTTCTCCATTTCAGTTTCTAGTAATTTGTCGATGTAGTGGCGCGCCTTCTTCAGATCTTCTATTCCATTCTTGTGTCGCCATCGAGATAGGTACTTGACGGCGTTGCCATCCAAGTAGCCAAGACCCCAGTCAACGATGGCGTCCCAGGGTTCGATTTGGAACTGTTTGTAGTGGTTACCCGCGACTTGCGTATCGTTTGCTCGTGACGATGCGGGTTGTTTTGCAACCCCAGTCGTAGGTCTTGCGGCGTTCCCACGGTTGTGAACCTGTGCTTGTTTCGGCACTCGTATCTCCTTCGCTTCAGTCCATCAGTTGTGGTTCGGGTTTCAAGGGTGTAGGCACTCTCTCCGCACTCAGGGCACTGCATCTAATTAACTCCATCAGTTTGATCTGTTTCTTCTTGGCACGATAGGCGATCTGACGTTCGGCCTGCGTCTTCTTCTGACGCCGCTTGTCGTTGCCCTCACCAAGTTTGTAGATCTTAGACAGGTCCCGCCCCCGTGGGTCTTTCTCCCACCCGCTAATGTGGGCAGCGCCCGCACGGTGCAGTTCCCTGGTGTACTGGCATACGGTCACGTAGTGCAACCCGGTCATCTCCGCCAGTTCGGCACAGGTGTACGTGCCTTCGAGTAGTAGTTTGATGAGTTGCGCCTGCATGATCGCGTTGATCTTGATCTGCCGTTTACCCTTGGGGTTTGGTGGTGTTAGCACGAAGTTGCTCCTGTAGTTCCTTGACTTTCTCGTACGCGCACATGTAGTGCTCCGGCCCCCACGCCCAACAGTCGTGCGTGTGACTGCCAATGTGGTTGATGTAATCGTTGATCTGTTTGGCTAGTCTGTCTCCGTCTGGCGTGACGCGCCCCTCCGGGGTCACGGTATCCACGCGGCGCAACAGTTCATGGCAGCGCATCAGTAGGGTGATGTGGTTCATTTCTTCCTCAATCGAATCAGTTCGTCAAGCATGCGCTCCATCTGATCTGCTGCGTGTAGGTGGAACGGGCTTATGGGGATGTTGCGTGCGAGGGTTCTCATCATGCCGATGGTCACCCGCACTGATCTCTCAGACACTTTCTGTCTTGGCTTGGGCTCCGCATCTATCTGCGTCAGTAGCGCGTCCGCGTGCTCCATCTGTGCCGGGGTTACTTCCAAGAGTTTTTTCATGTCCTGCTCCTGTCTTTCCACCATGCTTCAAAGAAGCCCCAGATGACGCCGCCGATGGCGCTGCCGATGATGATGCTGATGATGGTTCCAAACAGGAACCCCGGAGAAATTTCGCAGTTCATGCCAACCACCCCATCCACAGCATGAACGTCACCACGGCAAAGAACAGGAAGCCCAGAGCGGCCAACATGATGATGAGCCACCCGAAATCGTCCATGCCATCGTCTTCAAGTCGATTCATTGCTTGTTCCTCCAGAACCATCTCTCGATGGCGATGCGAATGCCGAATGACACGGCGGCAATGCCAAGCCACCCTGCCAACACATACAGCAACAGATCAGCGTTCATTTGGCCTCCTTGCTAAGCCGCGCCACTCGTCACTTCGCAGGGGGAACAGCGAAGCCACACCCCCCGGCGCCGAAGAAAGGCAATGAACCCACGAGGCGCCTGTCCAACAGGCTCGGATCTCACCGATGCCTTCCCCACGGTAGTCATACCATCCAGAGTGTTTTGGGTAGAACTCCTTGACGCG